GTTACAACATTTATTTTTCTTGGGTAATTTCTATTATCTGTCCAAAATAAAAGATCGTCAACTAAGTTTATACCCGTTATAGGATAACTTGTATGAAAATTTAATTGTGTAGATACTACTAAAGCTGTTAATTGTTTTGTTTTTTGATTATATTCATATATACCATGATTACCATTGTTGGTTTCATTATATATAGAGTTTGTAGTAACAAAATAATATATCTTTTCACTACCATTGTCACCAAAAGAACCAATACATTCTGCGTTACCAGTAAGTCCACTTTGAGCAACGAGTTCATTACCTAATAAGTTTTCAATAGCACCAACGTCTGAACCCTCTGATTGTCCTATATTAACATTAAAAGCTTCTCGATATTCACCGGGAGGTACTATTCTAGCCTCTAAATCTCGGTTCATTTTACCGATATTAAATGTTCTTTTAATTTCTGGCATATACTTTTATTAGTGTTTAATCCATTTAGCTTTATTGCGAAATATATTAGTCATTTCTTCTATTTTCATATTAGATATTCTAATTTTTGCATTTTGCATTTTAGCATAAGCTTCTTTTTTATAAAGCTGTACGCCACCAGCTGCTGGAGGTCTTAATTTACTTAGATTATAAAGCATTGATGCGTAAACAGCACCTTCAGCTAATTTGGGTACTAACACATTATCAAAATCTCCATTCTCACCTAAGCCATCTGAAACGTAAGTTAATGTTATATACATATCTTTTGAAAAACTAGAGTCAAAATATATTTGACCGGCGTTTAAATCTAAAACAAAGGATCCATTCACATTAGCAAATTGCGGAGTTAATCCGTATCTAGACCCAAAATATCCAAAACTATCATTTTCAAAATAACCGTTATAATAATTTAAAGCCTCTGTTCGTTCTATTGTAGTGTTAGCTGTTTGATATCTATCTATAGTTTCAGATGTTTCTGCAAATATTATATTGCCATCTTGGTCATACAGGTAGTGGTAATTTTCATCTTGAGCAACACCTTTGTTAGCGTGGGTTACCGCACTTGGCAATATTGTTCTTTGAACACCAGAACCATCAGTAAAAGAAAGTTTTATATAATTAACATAATCAGATGGTAGAGACATTTGAAGAGTTGAACTTAATTGTATTTCAATAGCTTTTTCAGAATGAAACACATCATAGCTAAATTCTTGCACAGCTCTTTGAGCCCAAAAAGCAACTTCATACCGAGGAATCTTTGTTAAAACTTTTCCATCACCAACATATGCTACAATGAAATTATTTATTATATCATTGAGATTCGTTCTCCTGTAATATCCAGGGATAGCTAAACCTGTTCCTCCGTCTAAAGCGGAATAGTTATCTACGTCTAAAGGTCTTCTTGATATTGCCATTATTGTTCTTGTGCTGAGTTTTGTTGTTCTTTACCTTGAGCAAATCCTGCTACATCTTGTTGTTTTATAACAATGCCAGCATAGTTTAATACTCTTATAACTAGGTTATTCTCCTCTGAAGGATGTAACTCAAAATTTAAAGATTTAGCCGATGTATCATAACTATCGACTAGTGGATCAAACAGTGTTGAATCGTAATAAGGAATAGTTTGGTTTAATATGTAACCCCATTTAGGTCTCAATGGTTGTTTTATATAATCAAGTTTAACACCTGTTGTAATTGTACTTGGGTAAATAGCTAAATCTGTGCCATTCATAGTATAAACAGGTTGTGTTGCCACCGGGGCTGTTAGAGGTGATAAATTTATATATTTTATCTCATCGTGAGAAGCTTGATCAGCAACAACGTTATTTACTGACACAACACCAACTCTATATAAATCAGCTGGTAGTGCAAATTTTTCATTTGTTTTTATTAAATCTCCTTCTTTGTAGAAAACATTAACTTTTTCAGCTAAATACAAGGTAGGATCAGAAAAATCACTTTCTATAAAAGATTTACTTTCATAGGCAGCAGATTTTGGAAAATATGTTGCAAAAATTTCATTTTGAACTTGCTCAGCAAGTCTGTTAAATTCATCAGGCGTTATATATCCCCTATTGTCTTTGTTTGCAATAACAAGTACAGTTTGGTATACATTATTTATATTTACCATTAATTTATTTTTATCGTTAATTAGTTGATGCAAGGTTGATTTCTCACCTTGCATCAGGTAAGCTTTAATTAAGCTTTTTAGTTAGAGACTTCATCAAATCAACTCCGTCATCTGTTTTAAAGTATTGAGATAAAGCTGAGTATGGATGTTGGTCAAATGGTACTGTCATTATTTTTTTGCCATTAGCAAATTTAAATACAGTGTTATCATCTGTTAACAAAATTATACCTTGCTCTACTGCTCTATTAGCCAAATTTCTTAGTTTAATATCTTCATCTTCAGATATTTCAATAAATAAAGCTGGTTGAGATTTAGCAAATCTGTATGCATCTCTTTTTAATTCCCTTGAAGACATAGAGCTAACCGCGCTACCTAATTCAGTACGCATTATAGCTTCTAAATGTTCTATGTCTAAAGTTTTAACTAAGTTAAGCGCTGTTAATTCAAATTCCAATGTGTCGATCTCATCTTCAGCATCTTTATTACCATCAACTTCTACCCATAGATTATTTCTCAAAGGGTGGTATATTGAAAGCATTTTTTGCATAGTTACTTCAGTTCTAGGTACATGTAGTACGCCGTCTTGAAATATAATATGAGTCAGAGTGGAATACCCATTTTGCTCATCTGCAAATAAAGATTTTTGATTAGTTGCTAATCTTAGTTCTCTATTAATCTTTAACCCTTCATCAAACCATAATAATGGTTTCCTAGGGGTGTGTCTAGTTTGAATTGTATAAGTTACTGGAGAGTGATTTCCAGCTAAAACATATACTCTATCTTTGTATTCCCAGTCTTTTTCAGTGGTAATACTAGAACTTTTTAATTGTGTTGTCATAATAAAATAATATAAAATAATATAAAATAAGAATACTGGGCTCCGAAGAGCCCGTATCCTATAGTTAAAAATACTAAGCTTTGAATAAAACGAAGTTATTAGCTGCTTGAGTGATAAGACATCTTTCACTTAGGTAGTTAATTTTCATTTCATCTATATCAGAAGTAGGAGAACCAGTTCCAACAGATCCTGTTATCCAAGATTTGTTTTTACGGTTTTCAGTTTCTGAAGATCTATATCTAACGTGCAAAAATGGACGTTTGATATTTTGGCCTAATTGTTGATCGTAAACTGTAGAAGTTCCAGCAGGAATTAATACACCTTCGATGTTTCCAAAACCTCCACGAGTTGACCAGTCATTTAAATACTTCCAGTCAGTTTTGTAAAAGTCATAAGAACCTCTTCGGTATCCTGTGAATCCTAAATTAAGAGCCATATCAGCACTATTATTAAATACACCATAAGATGTACCATGAGAGTGAGCTGCTGCTCCAGCGTACGCACCATTTTGCTGTGCTAAGATATCATCAATTTCTAAAGAAAGTTCACGATTTAAGAAAAGCATATTTTCTTCAATAGCTCCTTGCTTGTCTAATTGCTTAAGAACCGCATCAAAATCTGTTAATGCTCCACCACCTACTTGAGCAGCTGCTTGAGATCCAAATCCTTGATAAACGTTTCCTCTAGCTTCAAGAGCTTCAAAGAAACCTTCAGTACCACGAGCATTTTGAGCTGCTAAACTACCTCCAAAAGTACCCAATGGAATTGCTGCACCTGCTACAGCAGCTGTACCGCCGTATTGAACGCCTTCAACCATAGACATTTCAAGATAGTCTTCCCAACGAAGTCTATTTTCATGCTCTGATTTGATGTACCATAAGTATCCACCTGCACCATTTTCAGAAGTAACCTCAATCCAACCGATCTGAGCTGTGTCAGAACCATTGATTTGGTAGTTTTCTTTTAAAATGATAGGAGCATTGGCGAATGTTGCGTATCCTGGATCTAGTTTTTCAGTAAAGTTTCCTGTACCTTTAGCAAATTCAGAACCGTAAACTATTGCAGTTACTGTTTCTGCTGCGGTAACACCAGCGTGAGGGGCGTAAGCTTGAACTTGAAAACATTGTCCAGCTGCTGTACCACCACCGCCAATACCGACGTTAGTAACTACTCCTTTAATAACCTCTCCTGTACCACCTACTGCCGTAGCAGCTCCACTTTGTACTTGAAGCATTACTGTTTGACCGATTCTAAAGTTACATGTAACTGTATTCCCGGGAGAAGCTGTTAAACCAACACTAGCTGGTTGTGCTACTGGAATATCAAAATTAAGTACTCCACCTGAAGCCGCGTTTGCTGGAATTACTACTCCAACCCCTGCTACTGGCATAACAGCGGCAATTCCTCTTGGTATTATGTTAGCGTAACGTGTGTGTAATCTACCTTGCTCCGTCCAGATAATTTGATCTGAAGTCGAAGGCATCTCAGCCGATACCATACGAAGAAAAGAACCTATAGATCTGTTTCCATATCTTTCTACTTCTTTCTCGTATACGTCTGGTAAAAATTGTTGTGTCCATTGCGAAAAGTTTGCATCAGTGAAATTTATATAATTTCCTGAGTACATCGCTTTAGTTTGTGTCGGCTGCAATGCTGCCGGTATTCCTGCTGTAAAAGCCATATTGTTTTGATTTTAAGTTTTGTTAATTTATTTCCATTTTATTCGCAACTTATCTGAAGATTCACCGGATATTACTCTAATTTGATCACCTGATTTTGTAATGACAGAAGAAGCATCGCTCCTAGGATCCATGTTTATGTTCTTAGCTTTTCTAGCTGAATCTTTTATAGCATCGGCACGGCCTTGCTCATAAAAATGATTAGCTATTTTGTCTGCATTTTGTGCAGCAAAAAGTGCTTTATGGTATTTATCCACGTCTTTTGCACTTCCATCACCTTCAAACTGGTTTAAAAAATTATTAATATCTGATTGGAATTCTTTTGTTTTTTTTGGGTTTTCAACTTTAAATCTGTACTTGTTTTCTCCAACGTTAAAATCAAAACCTTTGAAATTATCAGAGAACACTTGTTCAGTTTTATTTTTGAAATCTTTTTGGAATTTATTTCCTTTTTCTTCAAATTGCTTTTGTTCACTATAGTACTCAATTGCTTTTTTATGTTCTGGAGCAATATCATTTTGTTTTCTTAACTTAAGATCAGTATAATATTGTTCTTTTATTTTTGTTAAAGCATTTTTAGCACTGTATAGTTCTTCTTTAAAAGCTAATTGTTTAGCTTTAATATCGGACGACTCGTCCATTTCTTTATCATAGGCAAAGTTTTTATCCATTAAAAAATCGATATCTTCTTTATCTAAATGTGGTTTTGTGAATTCATAATACTCTCTAACTAAACCTATATTGTCTATTTTTGTTAAATCTCTGTTTAATTTAGTATAATCTTCTAAAGTACCTCCAGTATCTTCCATAAACTTAACAAGTTTATCTATACCTTCTGGTAGATTTATACTAGTATCTTGTATTATTTCTTCTTTTGTTAAAGGAATAGGTTTTTCTTCTATTTCCTTTTTTTGTATTTCTTCTTCTTCTTCTTCTTTTATTAATTCTAGAGGAGAATCTTCTATTGTTTCGTTTACTTCTGTGGTTTCTTCGGTAGTTTCTTGGCTATTGGATTCGACCCGTACTTCACCGTCCACTTCTTGGCTATCTCCGGTTCGTTTGCCCACAGATACTTCCGCTGTTTCTCGCTTTTGAATGGCATTTTCTTCTTTTTTAATAGGTTCTTTATCAACGTTAACTTTGTAAACTCCATCATTTTGAAGTCCATACTCTTTATCAACTTCTCCGGATTTAACAGCTTCATCTAATACAGCTGCTTCTTTTTCTTGAGGAGTTGTGATAATGTCTTCACCGTTATCTACAACTTTTACCTCGATTTTTTCTTCAATTTTGTTTTCCATAATTTTATAAAATATAATAGTTATTTAATTTTAAGATGCTTCAAATCTTCCCATATCAAAGCCACCTAAGGTATCATTACCCGCTGATTCAAAATCTTTAGTGGGATTATCAGTATTAGGGGCACCACTTATTCTACCTCCAACTTTCATTGACTCTTTCTCTAAAGATGTAGCATTATTTCTATCATTAAGTTCCATTTGTGATCTTAATTCCAATTCTTTAAGTTGAACATTTAAGTTGAATTCATACTGCATTAACTCTTTTTTAGATCTTGTTTCAAGTTCCATTTTCTTTATTTCGAACTCAATATCAGCTTGTCTGTACTGTATTTTTGAAGATGTTTTAATTTGTTCTGCATCTGCTTTAGCAGCTTCAACTTCAATTTGAGCCTGTCCTTGAGCTTGAGCTTGTGCTGTACTAGCAGCTTGAGCTTGAGCTTGATCAGCTTTTTGTTTAGCAGCTCTTCTGAATTTTAATAATTGATTAGCCAGTTTTATGTTTTTAACTTCTCTTACATCAATAGCATCTTCCAAGAATATATCACCTTTAGATAAAGCCATTTGAATATTAGCTTCTAACAAAGCTTTTTCATCTTCATCAGGTTCTAATTCTAAAAATATACCAAAATCATGTAGGTTTAAGTTTTTCACTTCTTCTAAAGAACCCACTGAAAATTGTCCTATTGAATCTATTAAAGATTCTTTTGTTGGATGAAATTCTAAAACATCTTTAAATCTAAGAGATATAGCTTCTGCTAATGATGTAGTTATAAACATACTGCTATAAAGTATATGTCTAGTTGCCACGTTGCTATTTGCTGCTGCTAGTTTTTGAACACCTACTAATGAGTTTGGATCTGGATCAGAACCATCCCTAGCTTCATTTAAACCAGTAACATCTCTCATCATTTGAATGTACTGATTGTAAGCACCAACTAATACCTGAACTTGTCCTCCACCGCTTCCTGGTAATTCCTGTATGGGTACCCTACCTGGGTTAGGATCTCCTTCAACAGTTAAAGATCTACCTATAATGGAACCAGTTGAAAAATACATATTTAAAGCCTCTTGAGCATTATAATTAGTTCCATTACCTAAATCAACCTCAGCTAAACCATCGGCATCTAAGTAAACACCATCTGGAACCATTCTTGAAAGTACTTGTTGTAGCTTTAAAT